GTGTGTGGGGGTGTTTGTGCAGGTGGGAGGGGTGGCGGAAAGTTTGTGCCACCAAGTTTGCTGGGGCGTGTGCGACACGCCCAAATCGAACATCAGAGGTATTAAGTAGGGGCGAACGAAGTGAGCCCCTACCCCACGCCCTAATGGGGCGTGGCATCGGAGCTCAAGCGGAGATGCCATGACCCCTGAACATTAAAGTGGTACATGTAGGAACGAGTGCCTTGAAGGGCACTCGTTCATTAATACAAGCACTGAACATTAGGTAAAGCGGGAGAGGTCTATCCTCTTGCGGATCGGGCCGTCTTGGCCTTTCGGCCATCTGCCTTTGTGTTCCTTAATACTTTAGGGGTCGAGGATTCTTCGGAATCCTCTCCCCTACGGCCGTCTGAATCCGCTCGCGCCGTCTAGGCGCGTGCGGTTTGTTGTTCTTCTAGTGGGGGTGGGTAGGTGGCTGGGCCGTCTAAGCTTCCTCCCGTCGATGTGGCTAAGAAGTCTGTTCTTGATTTGATTGCTCAGGGGCGGACGGTGGCTCAGGCCACCGCCGCGGTTGGGCGTAGTTCTTCTGCGTTTGAGCAGTGGATGTACAAGGACAAGGCTTTCCACGCTGAGGTGGTGGCCGTCCGGGAGGCCCTGCGGCTGGGGAAGGACCGGGACGTCCCGGAGGCGGGGCGGTACGCGACGATGTCGTTCGCGGACTTCCGCAAGGAGTTCCTGGGGATGGACACGTTCCGTCACCAGCAGGCGTGGATCGACGTGCTCGAGGGTCGTGACTACGAGCCGATCCCGGGTGAGAAGCTGACGATCGGGTCGAACCGGAACCGGGTGCTGATCAACACTCCCCCGTTTCATTGTGCGGAGGTTTCTACCCCCGTCCTGACCGCGAATCGCGGCTGGACGACGGTTGGCGACATCGCTGAGGATGACGAGCTCTACGGCGTGGACGGCGGGAGCCATGTCATCGCCGAGACCTGGGAGCCTGAGGGTGAGGTTGACCTCTTCACGGTCCGCTTCAACACTGGCGACGAGATCACCACGGACGCAGGGCACCTCTGGCATGTCGAGGGCACCAGCGGGCAGCCGAAGATGGTTTCCACTGCGTGGCTCCTCGAGAACCCCCGCTACTCCGGCCGCATCAAGTGGCGGGTGCCGATGGCTCCGCCCGTCGAGGCGGACGAGGCCGACCTCCCGCTCGATCCCTACCTTCTGGGCTACTGGCTCGGGGATGGCGACTCGACCGAGGCCAGGGTGTCTGTCTCCACTGACGACATTGACCCGCTGCTCGCGCACCTCGACAGCCTCGGTTTGACCTACAAGGTTCGGATTGACTCCCGCGGCGGTAAGTGCCGAGTCGTCTACATCCACAAGATTCGCCACCTCCTGCCACTTGGGCAGGAGAAGCGCATTCCCGCGGCCTACATGGCGGCGTCGCCGGCGCAGCGCCTGGCGATGCTTCAGGGGCTCATGGACACTGACGGCTCGATCACGCCGAAGGATGGCAGGGCCTACTTCGCGCAGACCAAGGACGGTCTCGCGCTAGACGTTTACCGCCTCGCCGCCTCGCTCGGCCTACAGCCGCGATGGAAGAAGGAGAAGCAGAACCCGATCGCCCCGAACGGCAAGCCCCGCGACGGGCTTGTGAACCGGATCTACTTCAAGCCCAACGGCGATCCCGTGTTCCGGCTCGAGCGGAAGGCTCGCCGCCAGAGGGTCACCGCGAAGCGCTGCCGCACGAACTACCGCGTCATCGACTCCGTCACGCCCGCTGGTCGCGGGCGAGTGAAGTGCATCTCGGTCACCTCGCCGGGGAACCTGTACCTCATCGGGGATGGGCTGATCCCCACGCACAACGCGAAGTCGATGACGATCACGATTGATTACACGACGTACCGGATCTGCATGAACCCGAACGTTCGTATCATCATCGTGTCGAAGACTCAGGCGCAGGCGAAGAAGTTCCTGTACGCGGTGAAGAAGCGCCTGACGGATCGTAAGTGGACTCGTTTGCAGGCGGTGTTCGCGCCGGAGGGCGGGTTCAAGGGGACCGGTGAGTGGTCCGCGAACAAGATCTATGTGGGTCACGCGGACTCTGATGAGAAGGACCCGACCGTTGAGGCGTTGGGTATCGGTGGGCAGATTTACGGTGCCCGCGCGGACCTGATCATCCTGGACGACGTGGCGGACGTGGGCAACGCCCACGAGTTCGAGAAGCAGATCAACTGGTTGGACCAGGACGTTGACTCCCGCTTGTATGACGGGAAGCTCCTGGTGGTGGGCACCCGGGTGGGGACGCAGGACATCTACTCGGAGCTGATGAACGACGAACGGTACCTGGACGGTACGTCGCCGTGGACTCACCTGGCTCAGCCGGCCGTGTTGCATTTCGCGGACGACCCGAAGGATTGGGTGACGTTGTGGCCGCGGGCGACGCGGCCGTTGGATGAGGCGTCTGGTGAGACGCCCGGCGATGACGGCATGTACCGGGCTTGGGACGGGGAGCGGCTGAAGTCGATCCGCTCCTCGAGGTCGGCGAAGATCTGGGCCCTGGTGTACCAGCAGCAGACGGCCACGTCTGAGGATCAGACGTTCAAGCCGGTGTGCGTGTGGGGCTCGGTGTCGAGGCGCCGCAAGCCGGGGCCGTTGGCGGCCGGGGCGTGGGGGCACCCGCGTAACGGCGGTCAGGGCATGTACACGATCGCGTCGATGGACCCGGCGATGACCGGGGACACGTTCACCCTTGTGGGGAAGGTGGACCGCACTGAGAACAGGCGGTTCATCGAGAACTGCTGGGTGCAGCCGACACCGTCGCCGACGTACATCCGGGAGACCATCAAGCGGGTCACGGACGAGTACGGCGTGAACGAGTGGGTCATCGAGAAGAACGCGTTCCAGGTGTTCCTGACGACGGACCCTGAGATCAACGCGTTCCTGGCGTCACGCGGTGTGAAGCTGACACCGCACTACACGTCGAAGAACAAGATGGACCCTGACTTCGGGGTGGCCTCGGTGGCGCCCTTGTTCGGGTCTACGCGGCGCATCCATGAGGGTGCCGGCCGTGAGGTGTTCAACTCGGACAACCTGCTCGAGCTGCCTGACCCGGACTACTCCCAGGGTGTGAAGACGCTCGTGGAGGAACTGCTCCTGTGGGTGCCTGGGAAGCGCGGCAAGGATCTACGGCAGGACGGCCCGATGGCGTTGTGGTTCTTCGAGCTGCGGGCCCGGGTGATGCTCGGGTACGGCCGCGAGCAGGGCCAGGCGGCCCAGACGCACATGAAGATCCCGTTCATGTCGAGGGGGCGCGCGAGCATGCGCGCCACCCCACCCCCGCCCCTTCGGGGCATGAGACGTTTCAATGAGGAGACCAATGTCTGACGAGATCGAGCGCCGGTTCGGCTTCCACCCCGCCACCCCCGAGGTGGTCGAGACCTACCGTGCCATCCGCGCGGCCTTCAAGGCCCTCGCGGTTGAGGTGAGCGGTCTGACGCCGCAGTCCCGGGAGGCGTCGCTGTTCCTGACCTCGCTTCAGGAGGCTCAGATGTGGGCCATCGCGTCAGTGGCCACGAACCTCACGCCGGTTGGCGCCGAGGGCTCCGGCGCCCGCTGACCCCCCTCTCTCTCCAACTGCCTTCTGAAGGAGGTGTCGAATGGTTGACAGCCCGGTAGCCGGCGTGGTCCGCAAGGTTGACTTGCTGAAGCGCAAGTTCGCGGAGCGTGACGCACGGCAGGCCGAGGTTCGCGCCGTTCGGCACGGCGACTTCGACAAGGTCGCCCCGAACCTGTTCTCGGACGACTGGCCGCGGTCCATTGTGGCGAACAAGATCGACGTGTTCGCCAAGCATGCCGCCGCAGCCTTGTCACCGCTGCCGATTTTCTCGTGCCAGTCCATCACCTCAACGTCTGACCGAGCACGAGACTTCGCAGACAAGCGCACGAAGATCGCCAACCACTACCTGGAGCGCTCGGACGCGCAGTCTGCGATGCAGACCGGCGCGGACCAGTTCTACACGTACGGCATGATCGCCACGTCCGTTGAGCCGGACGTGGAGGCGCGGATGCCGGTGATCCTCATGGAGGACACCACGGGCATCTACCCGGTGTGGGACCGCCTGGGGCGCACCGTCGAGGTGGCGCACTGCTTCAAGCGGCACGTCCTTGACCTGATCGCCGAGTACCCCGACCTCGAGGGCAAGCTGCGCCGTCAGGTCGTGTCGTTCGCCGGGCATGAACTGCCCGACCTCGAGGTGTCGGTCACGAAGTTCACGTCCGCGACCAGGATTGTCATGTACCTGGACGAGTACCAGGACGTTGTCCTTGTTGACATGGCGAACCCTCTGGGTCGCTGCAACATGATCGTGACGAAGAAGCCTGGGCTGGACTCTGAGATCAAGGGCACGTTCGATGACCTGATCTGGGTTCAGCTCGCGCACCACGCGATGCAGACGTACACGCTGTCCGCTGCCGCTCAGGCCGTTGAGGCGCCCATCGCGGTGCCGAACGACGTGGGTGATGTGCCGATCGGGCCGGGTGCGGTGATCCGCACGAACGACCCCGCCGCTGTGCGGCGCATCAACCTGGACGTTCCGCCGTCCGCGTTCGCGGCGTCGGAGTACCTGGCGAAGGAACTCGAGTACGGGGCCATCACCCCGGAGGCCCTGGGTGGGTCCATCGACGCCTCGGTGGTCACCGGCAAGGGTGTCCAGCAGTTGATGGCCGGGTACTCGCAGCAGATCGCCATGTGCCAGGAAACCCTGGTGGGTCACTGGCGCAAGGTTGTTGAGCTCACGTTCGAGCTGGACGAGAAGTTCTGGCCGGACGAGACGAAGCAGATCGCGGGCCGGGTGGAGTCCACCCCGTACCGGCTGTCGTACAAGCCGTCCAGGGACATCGCCGGGGACTACTCGGTGCAGGTGCAGTACGGCGGTATCGCCGGCCTGGACCCGAACCGTGGCCTGGTGTTCCTGTTGCAGGCCCTCGGCGGGGACCTGGTGTCGAAGGATTACGTGCGCAGGCACCTTCCTTCGGACATCAACCCGCAGGACGAGGAGAACAAGATCACGATTGAGAAGCTGCGGGGTTCTCTCATGGAGGGGCTGTCTGCGCTGATTCAGTCGATGCCGCAGATGGTTTCGCAGGGGCAGGACCCGTCGTCCATCGTGTCGATGGCGACGCAGGCCCTGTTGAAGGTTCAGAAGGGTGAACGCCTCGAGGATGTTCTCGCGGCGATCTTCCCGCCGCCTGAGCCGCAGCAGCCTGAGCAGCAGGCCCCAGCACCGGAGGGCGCCCCGGCGCCCGGTGGTGAGGGGTTCGGCCCGGAGGGGCTGCCCGCGGGGCTGACCCCGGGGGTGGCGTCACGAGGCCCTGGCGGCCGACCTGATCTCTCACTCCTTTTCGCGGGGACCAACTCTGGCGGTCAACCGAACTTGCAGGCCGGCGTTAGCCGGATGCTGCCCGCGGGCGGGGGTGTCTGATGGAGATCCCCAACCGGAGGCTGACGTCCGCGATGACCGCAGCGGGGGTTGACGCGATCCTGGACTCCCTGATCCAGAACCTTGACGAGGTGGAGCATGTCTTCATCCCCGACGGCCCGGATCGCGGCATCGAGCTCTACCCGTACCGGGCGGTCGTGGACTACCTGAAGAAGCACAAGTCGGGGGGGGTCTGATGCTCTGGAGTTACCTCCTGGCGCTGGTTGGCATCCTCGGGATCTGGCTCGCCGGGCGCAGGTCTGCCGCGGGGTGGGCCGTGGGGGTCGCAGCGCAGGTGCTGTGGATCGCGTATGCGATAGCCACGTCTCAGTACGGGTTTGTGATTTCAGCGCTCGCTTACGGCGGCATCTACGCGCGGAACTGGTGGAAGTGGACGCGGAGCGAGGTGGCGAGCGGTGGCTGATCCGATGTGGACAGACGACGACGGTGAGCCGCTGGCGCCGACGAAGTTCGACCCGTTCGAGCTCGCGGTGATCGCAGCGGCCACGTGGTGCGGTGTTCACAGCGCCCTCGGCCAGGGCATTCACCTGATCGAGGATGCGCTGGCGAAGCACTCGAACGAGCGCGTCCGCCGCAGGGCGGTCGCGCGGGAGATGCACGAGTCAATCGAGGCGATCACGCATGGCTAACCCGATCCGCCACCTGGCAGGAAAGCGATTCGGCACCCTGGTCGCCGCTGACCTCATGCCGGAGCGCTCCGCTCGGGGTGCGGCCCTGTGGTCCTGCGAGTGCGACTGCGGGAGCCGCCGCATCGCCCGCGGCAGTAAACTCGTCGAGGGGGCTGTCAGGGACTGTGGCGGCCCTGCCCACCCGCGACGTCGCGCTACGCGCAGGCCGCTCATCGGCTACAAGGGCGCCCATGCGCGGGTTGCGAGAGACAAGGGCGGCCCCGCGAAAGCGTTCCCCTGCTCCGACTGTGGCGAGCCTGCGGCGCAATGGTCGTACAACTACACGGACCCGGACGCCCTGCTGAGCACGGCCCCAGGGCCGTGCTCCAACTGTTGGTACAGCCTCAGTGCGGATCACTATTCAGCCAGGTGCACCGCGTGCCACGCGAGGTTCGACATGATGCACGGGGGGGCGTGATGGCGGGTCACGGCGGGTATCGCCAGCCGAGCAGCCCGGCGCCGGTCTCGGGACCGGGGGCCATGTCGGCCCGCACAGACGCGGCGCGGGTGATGAACCCCGATTCCCCGGCATATGGGGAGTCTGCGGCGCTTGAGTCGATGAAGGCTGGTGCCCCGATGGCGGGGCAGGCGGGCGCCCTGTCGGGCGCCGCGCAGCAGCCGACACCGCAGATGGACCCGTTCGCTGGGCAGACGCCGTTCGGTGCGCCGTCGCAGAACCCTGGTCAGCCGATCACGGCTGGTGCTGCGGTGGGTGCGGGGCCGGGCACGTCGGCGCTGGGGTTGCCTCAATCGCCGCGTGACGCGGCGAGGCAGGACGTGTCTGCGTTGGGTGATTCCACGATTCAGGCGCTGATCGCTGCGGCCGGTCGGGCGGATGCGACGCCGTCGTTCAAGAAGTTGGTTCGGGCTGTCCTGTACGCCTGAGAGGGGAGGTTCCGCGTGGTGAACAACCTGTACGCGTTGGCGGGTGAGGCATTCGCCTCGGGTGCCCCCATCGGTGCATCGGTGAACACCGCGCAGGTGACCCGCACCCCCTCGCAGGCTCGGGCGGTTGGGGCTGCCTTCGGCCTGGGCATGAACATGTCCGCGGGGATTCCCGCGGCGACGCGCGCCCCGCTGCCCGCCGCCCCGGTGACGTCGTTCCAGCGCACGGCTCAGGCCGTGGACGCGAACGTGCAGTCCGCGGCGTTCTCGGCCCTGCACGCCCTGAACACGCCCATCCGCAAGGTGGGCGACTACATTGAGGCGAACATCCGGTATGGCTCGTCGAACATCGGCCCCGAGTCGTCGGCAGCTGACCGTGCCCGTGCCGCGGTGGCTTTCTTCCAGCTTCCGTTCCTGTGGGGGTCTGAGGAGTGGCGTCAGGACTTCGAGGACGCCAATGGGGCGAACGCTTCACCGTCGCAGACACTGTGGCTGGCCGCGAAGTCTGGGTTCGCCCCGGACGAAGTGGCACCCTCAGATGACCCGTACCGGATTCTGGACAACCCTGCCCCGACGTCGGCGGCGGATGAGCCGTTCCGCACTGAGCGGGATGACTACTTCGGTGGTGGCATTGCCCGGTGGGCGACGGGGTTCATGGACCTTGCGGTCAACCTGACCCTTGACCCGCTGATCGTCGGCGGTAAGGCGACGTCTGTCATTCGGGCCGCCCGCAACGGCATCAAAGCTTCAGATGTTGCAGCAGCCGCAACAAAGTCAGCGAACCTGACCCGTGGCGGCCGGCGCATCGAGAACATGGTTGACAAGATGGCGGACGCCTTCGAGCGTGCGCCCGGCGACCCCGGCGAGTTGGCAGCCCTGACGCAGGCGCGGTTCCTGCGCCAGTCCACGGATGGTGGGGCGATTGCCGCTTTGCAGCGGCGCATCGACCAGATCGCGGACCCGACCGTGCGCATGGCTGCCCGGAAGGACGCCCTGTACGCGGGCTTGGGCCACAAGCCGTCGCTGCTTGCGTTGGAGCAGGCGGACGCGAAGGCCGCCCTCGAGTTGGAGGG